TATACTTTGGTTTCTTTATCATAACAATTCGGATGAATCGGCGGTAACATGCTTGTATCATTCATTGAGAATATACGGTCACCTATCCAACCTTTACCACCAGCACTGGTATCATTTGGAGTAAAACTCGCATCAGTTTCCTCACTCCAACCACGGTGCCAAGCATTCTTACAAACCTTACATGCAGTATTCCGACACTCAACATACCAACCATTAGCACCACGCTCACGATTAATAACATAATCACTGATAGTAGCAGTCCTTGCAATCTCAGTCCTTGCAATCGCACGAGCCCTTTTATTCTTAATCACACTGACACGATTGGATATGTTCTCAGCAATCTCATCTTGACTCAGATTATTATCATAACCATCACGGACAATCTCACGGACAGACTCCTTAACATCATCACCAACATCAACTATCAAATCACCAACACGATCATTAACCGTAATCCTAACCAACTCTTTCTGAGCAGGTTTACTGAATTTGTGATTGTTGGTTTCACTGAGTATAATGTCTAACATTTCTTTATCATAACCAAGACTAACCAATGGATTGCCTTTTTCAGGAAATGCTTTGTGGTACTGTATAAGGAATTCTTCCAATGTATCGGATTTACGTACTCCTTTCTCAATCCTTTTACTGATTTCATCGAAAAGACGGTCAGTATATTTAATCCCTTGCTTAATCAGTTTATCTTGGTTACTCATTTAAATCAATATCAGTAATTACAGTATCCAAATCATCAATGATAGTTGTGGTTAGGTCTTCGGTTGGTTCAGTGTAATCAAAATTCTCATCAGGCATTGTTAATTCATCATTCACATAAGACAATCCAGTTTCCTTCTTAAACAGCATAGCAATACTATCCTGCACAGCACCATTTTCACTGTCAACAACACCAGAATCAATCAACGGTTTAACAACTTCAAACAATGCCTGAATATCCCCGCTTTTGAATTTATCAAAACTGAAAGTAGGTGCCAAATTAATATTGCCGAAATTGAATTCAACAATACGGTTGATTGCTTGTCTTTGAATGCAATTCGCTACTTCTTCCAGCAATCCATCATATACTAATTGTGAGAAATCCAATTGAGAATTAGTCCTTGCATATGATCCTACTGATAAAGTTGTACCCATTACCAAATCACCAATGTAGAATCTTTTAACAATCTGATTATCCAAGTAACTGAAAGTGTTGAAAAAGGTTTCACCATGGTGGTTGGATTCAAGTACTGTGACTTCATCTTCTAATCCAACAGTCATTCCTAATGTCCCGTCTTGCATATCTGCAAAGGCATCTAGCATTTCATCACGGCTCATTGGATTGTCAGTTTTACCCACCAGTGACGGTAGGGAATGTCTTTCAAGGAATGTTAGTAACCAATTGGTAGTGTTGAATTTATACTCAACCAAATCCTTAACATCCAATAGAATTCCATGTCCATAATCTGATGTGAAATCACCGAAAGTGTATTTCAAGCATTTGTTGATTGGAATGTCAGATTCTTTGTTGTTATATTCCTGATGGATTGAAATTAATTCCCCATCATCATTATATTGGAAAGGGTCATTCTGCAATGTTTGGATAGCAACAGGAACTGTATTTGTCCAGATTAATCTGCCATCTTCATTTACATCGAATATCATTTCTTCAATATGGAATCCCCATAACATTGCCTCAATCATTCTTTTGACAACTTCATTCAATTCTGTTTCCATGTTGAATAACATATCATTAACAAAATCATATACTCCTTGGTCATCATTCTCATTTGCGATTAATACCCATTGTTTACTTGACAGTAAGTATTTAAGTACATCATAACACATTGAAACAGTAGTGTCTTGCATTACCTCCATTCCTGTATTGTATCCCAATCGGTTTGTACGGTCGCCTAAACTGTACCTTTTCAATGTATGAGTAGTATGTGCAGATGTTGTAGGGATTGTTTCTGTTTTGAATAATCTGTTTTTTAAATCTGAAAGAATACTCATGTATTCAACTCCTTAATTTCTTCATCAGGGTAATTTTCTTTAAACCATTTTAAGAGTTTATCAATATGGACACTGGTTTTAATCACTTTACCCTCTTTATAAATACTGTATTGTTGTTTGTTGCGACGTTTTCCAGCTTTATTAATTCGATAATAATCTTTGTATTGATGATTGTTTTTCCCTTTCTTTTGTTCGCTGAGTTTTTTTTTCAAGATTTTATATTTGTACCTATTCGGGTTGTTTTGAATTACCCTATTGATTTGCTGGCAATTATACTGGGAAGGTTTTTTATGTGCATTGTATCGTATGTTCCTATCAATATTGCTATCCTTTCCAATGTAAACGATTTCATTATCGTTCTGAATATCTTGATAACAGTAAATACCAATCATCTAATACGTCTCCTTGTTCTTTTACCACTGGTTGCGATTGTACTAGTGTTTTTATGTTCAAATAAATAGTTAAAAGCGTAACTGCATGCATCAATGATGTCATCTCTTTTCATTAATGGGAATCCTTTCATTTCTTGTAATAATTGTTCTCTTGCTTCATCGTTAAGGCAAACATAGACTTTACCATCAAGTATGGCTTCTTTGAAACCGAATGCTCTGTCTACTTTGCTTGTTAATGGTTTACTTTGTTTGACATTGTAACCTTGTAACTCTTTCTTATAAACATCGAATAATGCTCGGCTGCTTCCTCCAGCAGTTCCTGTTTCTATCACTATTGGAATGTTTGGCGTATCGATTCTTGCGGTTGATTTTATTTTATTGAATAATTTGTCACCATATCTCCCGACAGATAATTCGGTTATGATGTAATGATCATCAATTGTATGGTACATTTTGACTGATGCTGTTCTGTCGTTGACTTCTCCTTTGCTTTCGTCACTGTAAGCGCAATCGTAACTTCTTACTTTCCCATCAATCAATGGATTGTTTGGGTTGAATCGGTCAATGAATTGTAGTTTGGTAGTGTCGAAGAATTCACCAGTTTCATCTAATGGGTTGCATAAGTATAATGCTTGGAATAATCTTGTTCCCATTTCTTTTTCACGTTCTTTGAAAAAATCAATGTCATATCTATTGGACCATAAGGTATTGTTGTCCAGGTCATATGCAGGCATGTCCATTATTTTATATTCTTCTGCATGTTCTGAACGTAAATAAGATAAGATGTCATCACTGTGCCAGATGGTCCCTAACACTATTAACCTGGTGTGAGGTTCTACTCTTTGCATTACAATTCCATTGAAGAAGTCTTTGGTTTTTTCAAGTACTGTTGGAGTTGTGTCTTGCACCCCTTTCACTAAATCATCAACGATAATCCAATCAGCATCGAAACCAGTAATTTGTCCACCAATACCGATTAGTCTTATACTTCCTCCAGTTAGGTTTCCGTCAAGGTCTTCAAACATTATCCATCCACTTGCATGTTTTTTGTCAGATATTCGTAATCCTAATTTTTCACCATAATAATGGAATAGGTCTCTTATACGTATACCAAATGATTCGGATAATGTGAATGTGCTGTTAATAACCATTATATTTAAAGTAGGGTCTCTTGAAATCAACCATAATGGGAAAGCTAATGTGATTAATGAACTCTTACTGTGTCTTGGTGGCATTGACACAGTTAGTTTGCGAAAGTCACCACGATACATTTTCATTAATTCTTTGCTTAACTTTTTGATGTGTGGTGCAGGAATGATTTTTTTATTGAAATGGTTAATTACAAAATACTGATAGAAATTGTATAAATCATTCATAACTGCTTTGTATTTTTCTAATTGTGATGTAGCAGTCATTTAACTCACTTCCTCAAGTCATATTTATGATGCCACCAACGATCCGAAATATTTTTTGAAGAACCTATATACACTTTCCCGTTTTTGAGATTAGTGATGGAGTACACTCCGCAATCATTCATTAATATTCCCACCTAATATTTCATCAATCAATTCATCATCAAACAGATTATTCATTGTAACCTTGGAATCAACATTAGCATCAATAAGATGTTTATTACCATAAATCAATTTACAAGCTCCAAGTATCAACTGGACTTTTACGTTATCACTAACCTTCTCCATGTCCAAACTTTCCAAGGCAAGTGTTGCTTTCTTTTCAAGTTTAGTTAGGAGGTTGTCTTCAGCATGTGATGGGGAGGCTTGTTTTTGTTTTATTTCAATCTCACCAATACTAATTAAATATTTTTGATATGCTCGAACAGTACTTTCAGAGATAGGGCATTCTGTATTTTTTAACCATTTTGCGACATAATATGGGCTTCTATTGTTCTTAAGGTCTCTGTCAATATCGTCTTTATAAGGGCAGTTACATATTTTTGGAAATTTTTTGCATATGTCTTCCATCGTGGTATCCCCCTACCTTTTACCTTATTTCCATTGATATTAACATTGTTATATTATTAAGTTTCTTTAAAAAAAATATTTTTAGTGTATGATATTGAAGTAAACGTTTATTAGTATGGTTATTATGGTTAATCCGACTCCGACAACTGCTAATAGACTTGATACACGATTGTGGTTATCTGTTGCTGTTTGTTTTTGCAATGCGAGTTTTGTTTCAATTGCTTTTAATCGTAGTTCAAGGTCTGTGTCGCCTTGTTTGGATTGTAATAATAACTCATTTACATTCTCATTCAACTTATCGAGTTT